CCTCGACGGTGTCGCCCCACTGGAACTCCCCGACGGTGCTGGTGACCAGAGCCACCTTGTCGACCGGGGTGACGCGCACCCCGCCGACCTTCGCGTCGCAGATCACCAGCGGCGGCAGGTCGTACGCCTCACGGACCGACCGGACCTCCGCCGGCGTGATCCGGGACGCGACCGTCCCCGACGCCTGCACGTACGCCGCGTTCGTCTGCAGCGACCGAGCGACCTTGGACGACGTCACCAGGGCCACGACGGTCTCCCCGGACGCCTCCTGCACACGCTCGATCCACGCCAGCTCGTCGCTGAGCGCGTCGCCGCCGTTGTCCCACGGCGCCTCGAGGTCACCGACCGACAGGTCGTGGCCGGCCGGCAGGCCGTAGTCGGCCTCCTGGATGAACCCGTTCTCCTCGATGCTGATCGCACCGGAGAACAGGAACTCGCCACGAAGCTGCAGGGCCCGGTTCTTGATCGACGACACGTTGTTCTCCGTGTCGTCGTAGATGGCCTGCACGACCGGCGCCAGCTCGTTCGTCTGGTCGGCCAGGTACTTCGTCAGGATCTCCATCTCCCGCAGGGGGAGCTTCTGACCCAGCGGAGCCAGCTCGACGGACTGCACGGTCGCAGCGACGGGCCGCTTGCCGATCGGGGTCTCCGCGTCGAACGACCGGAACTTCGCGGCCGTGGTCGTGCGGGACACCTTCGTCGACCGGCTGCGGAAGCCCGTGATGTTGCGGTTGGGCAGGATCGCGGTCAGCGGGTCGGTCTCCAGTGCGGCCAGCTTCGACGCGAACACCGTCACATCGGCGGGCTTGACACCCTCGAAGAGGATCTCACTCATCGGTCAGCTCCTCTCAGACGTACCGGATGCGGCCGGCGGCGTCGGCCTTGCCGGCGGCGTCGATGGACACGGGCAGGTTGGCCTCGACGACGCGGCCGTGGGTGAGGATCCCGACCGCGATCTTCTGCGTGGAGGACGCCACGTGACGGGGGCCGACGAGGTGGCCGACGAAGACCTGACGGCCGTCGTCCTCAGCGTTGTCGTAGGGCCCGTACAGGCCGGTCGCCGTGACCTTGCCCAGGGGCAGGCCCGACGGCAGGTAGCCGTCCGGGTAGTGCGTGCCGGCCGTGAACAGGGCGACGTCGACAGTGCCGGTCTCCGGGGAGTCCGTGCCGTGCGCCGAGCCCAGCCACGACGGGTCGTCCGTGACCCATCCCGGGTCACTGGACTGGGGGGCGATGCTGACCATCGCTGAACCTCCGGTTCGTGTGTGGGTGATGCATGGGATCAGGCGCAGGGGCCTGCCCGCCGATTACCCCCGCGGTCAGGGCCACACCCCCAGAGGGGGCCGTGCCATGATCGTGAGAGGAGGGGTGTCACACGGTTCCGCGTGTCGGCCTGTCGTCCAGCTCCGGGTGCGTCTGCGCGAACTCCACCAGGGCCATGGCGTGCCACGCGACCGCGATCATCGACGGTGAGCCGGTCTCCGGGTCGGTGGTCTCACCCGACCAGAACGCCCACGCGTGCCGCTGCAGGGCCGCGAAGTTCAGGGACCAGGCAGTGCCGCGTTCCCAGTTGCGGTCCGCGTACTTCGCGGCACCCTTCCCGTAGTGCTCAGCCAGGAGCCACAGGGGCCGCGGGGGGATCAGGTCGAACCTGGCCGGCTTGGAGCCCTTCTGCCCACCCGTGTCGGGGTTCGTCACCCGCACCTCACCGGTGCGGGGGGTCGCCGCGATCATCGTCGCGGCCTGGATCGGCTCCCCACCGAACGCGTCCTCGATGACCCACATGCCCAGGGCGGCCGCCAGGGCCAGCTCGGCACGCACACCACTGGACGTCTCCCACCCGGTCAGGAGCACCAGCCCATCGCAGGCGGCGACCTGCTGCAGGTCCCACAGCAGCGCGGCCCGCAGGTCGAAACCGAGCTCCTCGAGCGACTCACGCCCCGTCGTGCCCGTCACGTCCAGGCCGGTCTCCCGGTCATGCTCAGCGGGGGACACGACGTCGAAGCCCTGGCGGCGCCACCGCTCAGCGGCGTCGTCGAACGCCGGGAAGTTGAACTCCGGCCGGCCTGTCATCGGGCCCGCGATGTAGACGCGCATCCCCTCGCACCCTTCATGAGGTCTAGTCGTTCATCAGGTCGGGGGGTTGTGCGGGCCCGCAGGTCGTCCGCTGCAGGGGGCAGAAAGGGCGCGCACGGCCCCAGGGCGCGGCGTTACCCGCCACGGACCCCCCAGTCCGCCTTCACCACTAGGAGCGCCACCAGGGGGCCGTGCTTCGCGGTGTTGACGGGCCCTGCACAACCAGCTCAGGACTTCTTGCCGCCGAACCTGCGTTCGAACTCCTTCGCGCCGCCCTCACCGAACGACCCGACCGGGGGCTTCGGCGCGGGACCCTTCCCCGGGTCCCCGCCAGCCGTGGCCGCCGCGGTGGCGAACAGGCCCGGCAGGGCCGTCTTCAGCGTCTCGACCGCGGCGGTGATCTCCTCCGGTGTGGAGTCCACCGTGACACCCGGGACCGCGACCGCAGCCACCCCAGCCTCGGGAACCCCGGCGGCGAGGAGCGCTGCCCGCACACGCGTCGAGTGCAGCTCGACCTTCGCGGCCAGGCGGTCCTTCGCAGCCTCAGCCTTGTCGGCCTGAGCGGCGTCGAGAGCCTTCTGCGCCTCGGTCTTCGCGGCGTCCTCCGCGGCCTTCGCAGACTCGGCCAGGGCCAGCAGCTCCTCGATGGTGCGGCCCCCGAGCTTCGCCGTGAGGGCCTCCTGCTCGGCCTTCTTCGCCTGCTTCGCGGCCTCCGCACGGGTCCTCGCGGCGACCTCGTCGACCTGCTTCTGCGTGAACGTCCCACCACCCTCCTCACCGGGCTCGACGACGAAGCGGAGACGGAGCGGGATGCGGAGTCGGTTCTTCATGGGCGTCACCCTCCGGGTGGGGGTGTCACGCGGAACGCGGCCACACACCAGCCCGGTACAAGCCGCCGACGACCGCGCCGACGAGATCCCCGACGACGTACGCGAACGCCTCCTCAGGCTCGGCCACGCCGTCACCGAGGTCCACGACGAGGCCGCGCTGCCGGCGCCACAGTGCTGCGGCGGCGTGCACGCACTCGTGGGCCAGGATCGTCGCGTCCACGTCACGGGTGACGCGCATCAGGCCCGCGTACTGCTGGGGGAGCGTCTCATCGGCGGGGCCCACGGAGATCCGGATCGGCGCAGGCTGGAACACCGCCAGAGCAGTCGAGTGGTCCTGCCCGTTGCGTGCGGCGATGCGCAGTTCCTCCACGGTGTCGTGGACAGTGACCCAGATCCAGCCGCGCAGCGCCCACGGATGCGTCGTACGGGCCGCGAAACGGATCACGGCCCGGGGAACTCGGGCATCAGCGGCGCGAGCACACCAGCGAGGTGGTCGACCATCCGTTCGGTCTCCTCACTGAACAGCGCCCACACCACCAGCCGGGAACGGGCCGGCAGCACCCCAGGGTTGATCACGCCCGTGCGCACCACGTCGGTCTGCGCGCGATGCGTCAGGTGCAGCAGCTCATGCACGATGTCGTTGCGCTTGTCGTCCGCGCTGCGCTTCCACCAGTGCCGCGACACGAACAGTGGCGCGACGTACCGGCCGTCGACCGGGTGGATTGACGCGTTCGCGTCCTTCGGTGCGGCGTCGGCGGCGAGGTACACCTCCCAGTGGTGCAGGCCCATCAGGTCCCGCAGCTGCGTGATGTACGCCTGCGTGGCGCGCGCCTGCGACGCCGTCAGGTCGGATCGTCGGCTCACGCCTGCACCTGGTCGGTGATGAGCTGCACGGCCGCCGGGGTCACGCCCAGCATCTCCGCGGCCGCCGCAGCGTTCCCTGTGGCCTCGAACAGCCGCACCGCATCCTCGAACCGCTCCTTGCGGATCGCCTCCACCTCAGCCACAGCGTCGTCGATGGGCAGGCCGGCGGTGGTGAGGATCTTCACCGCGGTCGCCGTGGACAGGCCATGCACGGGCAGGAGAGCCGTCACGGTCTCCACCGCGGACGGCAGGTCCGCGGGCAGGGACGCACCCAGAGCCACCGTGAACGCCGGCGTCGCCCCGGAGGCCAGCCAGCCGTTGACCTGCGCCAACCGGACCGCGAACCGCAGGATCAGCGGGAACTTCTCGTCGCGGACCGTGCGGGCCTCCCGCATCAGCTGCCGCGCCGGATGGAACCCCAGCTGCAGCGCATACCCGGACGGCACGTCGTTCGGCTGCACACGGCCCAGCAGCGACTGCGCCAGCCGCGAGTTGATGGCGACGCGGTCCAGCAGCCCCGTCGTGTACGCCGTCAGGGCCGTGAGGTTCTTGGAGGTGTCTGTCCAGGATGCGGATCCGCCGTCCGGCAGGCCGAGCTGCTCACCAGGCAGACCCGTCAGCGCCGCGGCGGTCCCGGTGGTGACGAGGGTCGGGGATGCGTGCTGCGCGCCCGTCGCCAGGTCCGTGTCAGCGCCCATCAGGTCGTCAAGGATCTGCCCGACCGACACCAGGATCGACTGCCCCCACGTCGCCGTGGGCGTGTTCGGGACGTGCACGACCGGCACGAAGTCCACACCCAGGTCCGTCCAGTCCTGCATGACCACACCCTCACCGGGCTCCTGGTCGTACACGCTGGCGCGGCGCCGCATCCGGTCGACCCGGTACCGGACCTTCCGGAACCAGCACGCCCACTCCTGCACGCCACCCCACGGCGCCGGCCTGGTCTGCTCGAGCCGACTCATCTGCCACGTGGACCGCACCATCCACGTCAGACCCTGCGGGTCGGTCTCCTCCCAGGCGATGTGCACGATCGGCGGGAAGTCGTCATCCGCCCAGCCCTGCACTGGGGTGAGGGTGTCGGGGAAGTAGAAGCCCGGGTCGTAGGTCCGCAGCCGGGGGCGGGCCTTCCCGGGGTCGGGCGCCAGGACGTACACGGAGTCGCCGAGGGTCACCGCGTCGGTCTCTGCGGTGAGGAGCTTCTGCGTGAGCCGTTCCCGGGCCGCCCACTCCTGCACCCAGTCCGCGGGGCCCTGCGGGGTCTTGTCGGGGATGACGATGGACTGGTCCTCACCGAGGACGAGGGCGCGTGCCGTGTCGACGACGAGCGCTGCATCGCCGTACTCGCGGATGTTCGACCCGGGCGCCTTGTGGACGCGGATCACGCCGTCCGTGTTCTCGACCGACTGGTCCCACTGTGTCTGCGGCAGCCAGAAGCGTCGGGTGCCGTCCCGGTAGGCCGCGAGGATCCGGTACGCCGTCAGGCGGCGGGCGTCCACGTCGTCGACCCAGGTGGGATGCCCAGGCGGACGCGTCTCGGTCAGGTCGGGCACGTAGCTCAGCGCCGCCCACTCATCATGCGTGTACGGCTGCATCGTGTCCCTTCCCGGTTGCGCGTCCCTGGTGATGGTCCGGCCGGGGGTGTCAGCGGAACCCCGCCGCGGCGCGGCGTGGCGGGGGGCGGACAGCGTCAGCGGAGTGCTGCGGCAGGAACAAGACGGTGAGGGCATGGACGAGGGCGTCGATGCGGTCCGGGCTGTCACCGTCACCGGTCCAGGTGAGCATCTGCTGCTCGAGGAGGCTGAGTCGGTCGGTGCCGTCGGCGGCGTGGTGCACGCGGGCGGTCTCGTAGTAGGCGGCGACGCTCTCGGCGCGGACGCGCTTCGACTGGCGGGCTGTGACCGTCGTGACCTTCGGCGCGAGTTGGGCGATGCGGCGCCGGCCCTGCACCGCGAGCCAGGCGGTGCGCATGACCTCCTGCACCATCTCCCCGCCCTGGTTGTCTTCGACGATCAGCTCGCCGGCGTGCCAGTCGAGGAGCGCATCCCAGGCGGCCATGCCCCACTCGGCGGGGGTGCCGCGCAGGGTCCGGTCGTCCAGGACCCATGCGTGCCCGGCCTTGTCGAGGCCGGCGACGATGATGCCGGTGAGGTCGCTGGTGGTCTTGGACTTCGCGGCGGGGTCTACGGACACGACGATGCGGACGAGCTGGTGCCAGACGTCGCCGGTGCGGGCCCGGTTGAGGTCGATCCACGGGGCCTTCCACACGGCGCCCTCGACGGGTGCCGGGTGCTGCTGGTAGAGCGCAGCCCAGGTGCGGGACGTGGCGCCGGCCTTGATCCGCCCCCACTGCGCCTGCGTGCGGCCACGCGCAGACTGCATGAACTCGCCGCGTGCCCGGCCCAGCACGTCGTCGTCGGCCTCAGCCTGGGCGGGGATCGACAGGACCGTCCACTGCGCGCCGTCATCCGCGGCCAACAGGCGGCCCGCGAGGTCATCCTCATGCCAGCGGGTCAGGATCAGGATCACGGGCGCCCCGGGGGCCAGACGGGTGCGGGCGGTCTCCATCCACCAGTCCCACACCCGCTCCCGATAGGTCGGGGAGTCGGCCTGCTCACGGTCCTTCACGGGGTCGTCGATGATCAGCAGATCCACGGGCCGGCCGGTCAGGGCGCCGCCGACACCAGCGGAGTACACGCCACCCTCACGGCCGGCGAGCTGCCACTCATGCTGCGCGGACACGTCATCACGAACCCGCAGGCCCAGGTCGTCGGCGTGCTGGGTGATGTCGTCACGGATCGCGCGGCCCCACCTGCGTGCCACACCCAGCTCGTAGGACGTGATCGCGACCCGCAGGTCCGGGTTCTGCGTCAACGCCCACAGGGGGAACCGCCGGCTGGCACGCTGACTGTTGTGGGTCGGCGTCATGTGCTCACCGACGAGGTACATGCCGTCAGCGGAGTCCACGGTGATGCAGCGTCCGGGTCGCGGGTCGATGCGCTCGGTGTGGGTGATCGCGATCCGCTCACGGCGACCGAGGCGGACGGCCGCCTTCCGGGGCAGTCGCGCCGGCCCCTGGTCATGAGGCGTGTAGGTGACGCGCCACATCTCCTGGACGCCCTGGATGCCCGACGTTGACAGCTTGGGTGGGGTGGGCTTGTGAACATGGGCGCGGTACCCGAGGGTCCGTAGCAGTTCAGCGACGGACTGGACGAGGCCGGCGTTGGCGTTGTCGAACGTCACCTGCCCGGACGAGGACACATGCCCGTCGGTGTCGATCAGTCCGGCGAGGAGGTCGCGCCGCTGGGTCTCACTGCCGCGCAGGTAGGTCGACGGGATGTGCTTGGCGTGGAGGACTCCGAGCTCACGCAGTGCGGTGCGCAACCCGCCGCGGTAGTACGTCGTCACGACGCCCGTCGTGGGATGTACGCAGTGGGCGGATTCGGGGTAGGGCAGCACGTAGGTGTCGTCGGGGTGGTGGGTGATGGCGGCCTTCGATGTTGACCCGTCGCCGAGCCACACGCCGAGCGTGTAGGGATCGACGGGCAGCGGGGCCGTAGGCAGGTTGAACGCTTCACGGAGGGGCAGGTGGAACCGGTACTTGTGGCCGCGGCGTCCCGGGATCCCGTGGCTGAGCCTGACGTCGTGCAGGTACCGGGTCTCAACGGTCTTCGACGCCCTGGCCAGTGAGTCGTAGACGGTCCACTCGTGTGCCGGGTGTACGTCGATGTGGCTGTGGTCGGAGAAGTGGACACGCAGCGTCGCGTCCGCGGGCTCATGGACCTCGACCACTCGCACGGGCTGACCGGAGGGGTGGATCACCCAGTCGCCGGCGCGGAGGTCGCCGTGCCTCGTCCACCCGGTCGGGGTCGGGACGATGGTGTCGTCCGCGACCAACTTGCCCTCCTGCGGGGGCATGGAGATGATCAGGCGTGCGTCCGGCGTGGTGTACGCGGCGACGAGGGCCTGGTCGATCAGGTCCAGGGCGGGGGTCTGCACGGTCCGCGGATCGAGGGCCTGGGCGAGGCCACCCGGGGTGGACCAGCGTGGCGGGGGCGGGGGTTCGAACAGGCGCGCGGCAGCCTCGATCCACCCCGCGTCAGCCGTCACCTCGCCACCATCACGCCAGGGGTGCCAGGGACGATCAGTCGGCCGCCAACGCCCGCAGGTGCCGGGGGACGATCTCCCCGACCCGGACCTCCTGCTCCGGCGACAGATGCAGGTCGGCGAGGATCGCGCGGATCGCCTGCGCGACTAGTGCGCCCTGCTGCTCGGCCAGCCGCACCCGCCGCTCCTCCACGCCGGCGCGCAGCGCGGCCGTGCACACACCGACCAGGTGCTTACGCTCCCGGTCGTACAAGTCCAGCCACACCGCGGGTCCCGCGGCCTGGATGACCTTCGACGCCGGCAGGGAACCCACGTCGACTAGGCCCGTCTGGTCCTCGTCGTCAGCCTCCACGCCGCCGAACGTGATCACCTCCCCGTCAGCCTCACGTTCCGTGCGGACCGTGCCCCACACCAGCTGCGACTGCTCCAACTCCTGCACCCGATCCCGCAGCCACCGCACATGCCCCGCGGTCCACCGCACCTCCTCGAGCAGCGCCTCCGTGGGCGACACGTCCACCGGGAGGCCGTACGTTGCGACAGCCTCCCGTGCCACGAGCTCCTGCCCGCGGCGCTCAGCCGCGGCCAGGGCTCTGGGTGCCTTCCCGCCGTGCAGCGCGCAGACCCGCTGGTGGTGCATCGGCGGCTTCAGGCACGGGTTGCCGTGCCGGTTGTGTCCACAGCACGACGGATGTCCCCAGCGGGTTACATGGGGACGGGTGCAGGTTGAGCAGTCCTTGGGGTCGTCGTTCCACATGGGTGTGGGGTGGTGGGGGTTTCGTCGCGCGGAATCGGTCATCGGGGGGTTTCGTCACGCGGAATGGGTGGGCCGGCGATGAGGTAGACCAGGGCCAGGGCCTGCGGGGTCGATGAGGCTCGCAGGTCCGGTTCCCCGTCAGCGGTGCTGCCGACCGTGTAGGTCGCGGCGCCGACGCGGATGGTCACGGCCTGGGTCAGGGCCGGGAGGGACTCGACGATGTCGGCCTCCGCGTCCAGCCAGACAGCCACGGCGAGGGTTGCGGCACGGCCCAGGATCACGCCGGGCTCACGGAGAGCCTGGGCGGCCTGGCGCAGCTGGGTGGCGGTCATCGGCAGTCCGGGCAGGGCTCCGGGGGTGCCTTGGTGACGCGGCGGTGCGTGGGGAACAGCGCCCAGAAGCAGCCGCAGGCCCGGCAGTAGCGGATCACGGGTTCCGTCCTCTCGTCTTCTCCACCTGACGGCACGCGGCCTCGTGGTAGCGGGCAGCGGTCACGGAGCCGCAGTTGGTGCGGCAGATCGGGCAGTACGAGTCCCGGGTGTTGCAGGGCACGCAGCCCGGAGGGCAGCGCTGCGGCTGATCGCAGTGCGTGCACAGGGCTGTCCCGTTCGACTGGGTCCCGCAGGAGCAGATCACCGCTGCGTTCCGCGCTGCTTGGCCTGCACGTCCCGGGCGACGAGGTCCCTCACATACTCGGAGCGTCCCTGGGGGCCGCGGGCCAGGTCGAGGGCCGCCACACCATCTGGGGTGAAGCGGACATGGACGGTGATCGTGCGGGCCTGACGGCCATCAGACTTGCGAGGCATGAGCCCATGCTCCGGGCTGGGGTGTCACGCGGAAACACGCTCCAGAAGCGCCCGGATGTGGTCGAGCTCGGCGGCCTGGTTGCGGCAGGCGGCGTGGATGAGCGCGTTGCCCGACAGGTCATCCCACTGCTCATCCGCCTGCGTGAGTGCGGCCGGCCAGTCGCTGGTGGTGTAGAGGGCGCCGTGGCCGGCGGCCTCCCGGATGCCCGGCAGATCCGACGCGACGACGGGGATGCCGCGGGCGCCGGCTTCGGCGGCCACCATGCTGTAGGACTCATGTTCGGACGGGACGAGGAGGATCCGGGTCTGCGCCCAGACTGCGTCGAGATCGCCATGCTCGACGACGTCCACGTTGGGCAGCGCCTCCCGTTGGTCCTGGGAGCCGTAGCCGCCCTCGACGGCGATGAACCGCCGGTCCGGGTACGCGGCCGCCAAGTCCCAGAAGACGCTCGAACCCTTCGCGTGGGTCAGGTTGATCAGCGTGATCGCGTCCCCACCCGTGACCGGTGCCGCCGGCGCGATCGGGGGATGCAGCACGACGGCGCGGATCCCCAGGGTCGAGCTCAGGACGTCACGCATGTGCCGGGTGTTCGCGATCATCAGGCTCGCGCCCCTGGTGTGAGCGGTGCGCAGATCCAGCAGGGTCGGCAGCTGCATGTTGTGCGCCCACACGGCCAGCGGGGAGCGGGGCCACAGGGTGCGGGCCTTGACGCCCAGGCCGGCGTTCGCGATGACCACGTCAGCGGCCGGCTGCGGACTGGTCGCGGTCTGGACACGCACCCCATCCAGCTGTGTGCGGGGCACCTGTGTCGTGGTCCGCGCCGTCACCGTGTGCCCCGCGTCGAGCATGTGACGGTTGAGGGCGTGGAGGGCGAGCTCGGCGCCGATGCGTCGCGTCGGCGGGTACGACAGGGTCAGGGTCGCCACGCGCATAGGTCATGGTGCGGCGGGGGGTGTCAGCCCTGGTAGGACCCCGGCCAGGACGCTGCGTAGTGATGCCAGCCGAACGCCCACGGATGCTCAGCCCGAAGATCGTCGCTGCAGTGGGGGGTCTTGTCTCGCCAGTGCACCGGGTAGAACGAACCCGTCTGGGGCCGCCAGGGGATCACCACCGAGACGGCTGTCTGCGTGCCGCCACTGTGACCGTGGGG